GCTGCTAGGTCTATGATGAGCATTGACCAGTATGCTCAGGAATTTGAGTGTAGTTGGAATGCGAATGTTCCTGGCGCTGTTTATGGCAAGGAGATGGAGACTTCACAGATTGATGGCCGTGTTTCCAATGTTCCTTATGACCCTTCAGCGAAGGTTGATACTTGGTGGGATCTTGGAGTTGGCGATTCCACAGCAATATGGTTTACGCAATCGGTTGGCCGTGCTATACATGTGATAGATTACTATGAAGCTAGGGGTGAGGGTTTGCCTCATTACTGCAAGATTTTAACTTCTAAGAGTTATTTGTATGGCGATCACAATGCGCCGCACGATATTGAGGTTAGGGAATTGGGGTCTGGCAAGAGTAGGCGCGAGGTTGCTTGGGACTTAGGCTTAAACTTTCGGGTTGTTCCTAAGCTGCCGATTGAGGATGGAATACATGCGGCTCAGATGTTGATTCCGCGTTTATGGTTTGATAAAGAGAAGTGTAAGCATGGTTTGGAATGTTTGCGGCAGTATCACCGGGCGTACAATGAGCGCACTCGTAGCTTTAGGGCTTCGCCTGTTCACGATTGGTCGAGCCATGCTGCTGATGCTTTCAGATATTTGGCTGTTGGTTTGCGTGAGAGTCGGGGCCAATTGGCGGCTCCTCAGAGAATGGCGGTAATGGAATATGATCCATTTGCGGCGTGATGTTTCTAGTTACAGTTTAGCTGGTCGCAGTGATGCTGTTTCTATTTTTGAGATGTGCCGTGATTTTCACCAAGAAACTCAATTAAAAGATATTCCTTTTGATGATGCTGTTTTTGCTGGTCATTTGGCTTGGCTTTACGATGATGACAATTGTTTTCTTGCTGTTGCGAAGCTGAATGGTTCTGTTGCTGGATTCATGTCTGGCTGGGTTTCCCAAATGTATTTTTCAAAAACCTTGTCAGCTCAGAATAATTTGTGGTATGTCTTGCCCCAACATCGTGGCAGCATGATTGGTATTAGGTTATTGAAGATGTTTGAGGCTTGGGCGTCTGACAAGGGCGCGAAGATTTTAGTTGGCGGCACTTCTTCTGGCATTTCGATGTCTAGGTCTAATAAATTAATTGAGCGTTTGGGTTATGAGCCTGTTGGCTCTGAGTATAGGAAGGTTTTGTAATGGGCGGTTGTTTTGGTACTAAAGAGCCTTCGGCTCCAAACCCGCGTGACGCGCGGGTTGCTTCGACAATAGGCGCACCGGCCAACAGCGCAGTTGATGATTTATTAATGGATATTGGAATTAAAGAGAAAAACGATGTTTATGATCGTGATTTATCTGAACGGCGAGCTAGGGGTGCAGCCGCTAACGAAGAGCTTATAAGCAGGGACGATAATGACTCTGCCGCAGTTTCTGCCCCTGTTGTTGATACAGCAGTTACTACCACTACCACAGCAGACACAGGAACTGTTCTTGGTGAAAAGGTTGACACTGTTTTGACAGGCGTTGAAACTACCGGCGACCAGACTTTTGGCGATGATCGTGACTTTACTGGCGATGCTACTGGAAATGCATCTGTTGGCACGGCTGCTGGCGGTCAGGCTCAGTTTGATGCTGCCAGTGCCACATCTGTTGGCGAGGCTGAAGACGCGGCTTTGGAGATGATGAAGAAGGGTCGCCGGTCAACTATTCTTACAAAACCTGGCGGTTTGCTTGGTTCTGGCGAAGACGATGGCAAGACCCGCCGCCGCCGTTCATTGATCGGGGGGTAGTATGCTTATTGGGAAAAAGAAGCCGAGCAACATTGCTGGTATTATGGGCGGCAACTCTTCTCAGCCTGCTGCTATGCTTGGTCAATCTACTGTTGATCCTTTGGAGCGTGCGCAGCAAAAGATGGCTGGCCGGACTCAAGGCGGTGCGGTGGCAGGAATTAAAAGTCCTAAGGCGCGTCCTAAGCGTACAATGATGACAAATTACGGGATAAAATGATGGCAGAGATAAATCCGTTAGTTGGACGCTTAGACAAAAGATATAAGACGTTACAGAACCAGCGATCCAATTGGGAATCTCACTGGCAGGAGCTGGCTGATTTTATGCTGCCTCGTAAGGCTGACATTACAAAGAAGCGGACGCAGGGCGACAAGCGCACTGAGATGATTTTTGACGGCACGGCTATTCATGCTGTTGAGTTGTTGGCGTCTTCGCTGCATGGGATGTTGACTTCTCCAAGCACGCCTTGGTTTGCGATGCGTTATCGGGACACTGCTTTGCAGCGTGATGACGCTGCGAATGAGTGGTTAGAAATCTGCATGGATCAGATGTACCAGCATTTCAACCGTTCTAACTTCCAGCAAGAAATTCATGAGCTGTATTACGACTTGGTTGTTTTTGGCACAGGGGCTTTTTATGTTGAGTCTGAAGAGGGTGGTTTGCGTTTTGCTTGCCGTCACATTGCTGAAGTTTGCATAAGCGAAGATCCTAGTGGCCGCGTTGATACTGTTTACCGTAAGTTTAAATTGACTGCTCGGGCGATTGCCATGCAGTTCCCAGATGCGAAAATGCCGCGTCAGATAGAAATAGATTTAAAAGATGATCCTTATAAGGAACACAGTGTTGTTCACGCTGTTTTCCCTAGAGCCGAGGCAACAGGTAAGCTGGCGAAAAACAAGCCTGTGGCTTCTGTTTATTACTTAGCTGACAACAGGGAGCTGCTTTCTGAAGGCGGATTTGACGAATTTCCGTTTATGTGTCCACGTTTTGTTAAAGATAGCGTTTCAACGTATGGCCGATCACCGGCAATGACTGCGCTGCCAGACGTTAAGATGTTAAACAAGATGTCTGAAACAACTATCAAGGCTGCTCAAAAGCAGATTGATCCGCCCTTAATGGTTCCTGATGACGGGTTTATGCTTCCTATCCGCACTACCCCAGGGTCTTTGAATTTTTACCGCTCGGGTACTCGGGATCGTTTGGAGCCTTTGAACATTGGCGCAAACAATCCGCTAGGTTTAAACATGGAAGAGCAGCGCCGGACTGCAATTCGTCAGGCGTTTTATGTTGATCAGTTGTTGTTAGGGCAAGGTTCTGCAATGACTGCAACTGAGGTATTGCAGAGGAACGAAGAGAAAATGCGTTTGCTTGGCCCTGTTTTGGGTCGCCTTCAGGCCGAGCTTCTCCAGCCGCTGATTGATCGTTCTTTTGCATTGCTTCTTCGGGCTGGCTTACTTCCCGAGCCACCCGAAGAATTGCAAGGCCAAAACATTGATATTGAATACGTTTCTCCACTTGCTAAGGCTCAGAAGCTTACGGACTTGCAGGCAATGCTTCGCGGGTTTGAAATCTTGCTACAAGTTAGCGAGGTTGCGCCTGTCACAGATTACTTGGACGGCGACAAAATGGTTCAGTATTTGGTTGAGACAGCCGGTTTGCCAGCTCGAATAATCCGAGGTGCTGATGAGGTTGAGCAAGTTCGCAAGCAGCAAGCAGAGCAAGCTCAGGTTCAAGAGCAGATGCAGCGCGAAATGATGGCGGCTGAAGCTGGCGGCAACATTGCGCCTTTAGTTAAAGCAGCGCAAGGCGGTGGACAGTGAAGCAGATAGAGGATTTAAAGTTAGCCTACCGGCGCACGTTTAATACTGAGGACGGCGAGAAGGTACTCCGCGATATTAAATCCCGTTTTGGATACGAGGTAACTACGTTTTCGGACAATCCTTATGAAACTGCATTTAATGAAGGTCAGCGCGCAGCGTTGCTGCTGATTGTCCGTATGCTGACCGAAGAAAAGGAAAAACGATGAGCGAAGAGGCAATCCAAGATACTGGATCTCAAGAAGTCGCAGGGGGTGCCATTTCTGCACCAGTTGGATTTTTAGATAGTTTGCCAGAAGATCTGCGCAGCGAACCGTCATTGCGGACGTTTACAGATCCTGCCAGCCTGGCAAAGAGCTATGTTAATGCGCAACGCATGATTGGCTCTGACAAAATTGCCAAGCCTGGCAAGAGCTGGACAGATGATCAGTATAATGATTTTTACAATTCTGTTGGTCGCCCAGATAGCGCTGATGCTTATGAGATGAACCTAGGCGATGGTATGAACGACGATGCTGTTTCTGGTCTTCGCCAAGCTATGTGGGAAGCAGGATTGCAGCCCCGACAGGTAGACCGCCTTGCAAAATTCATCACCGAAAGCGGAGAAAGCTCCAAGGGTGAGGCTCAGGGCCGCGCAGAGGCCGCTCTGTACGAGTCAGAGCAAACCCTGCGCGCAGAGTTTGGAAAAGCTTACGAGCAGCGTATAGGCATGGCACAGGGCGCTGCACGCACAATGCTGGGCGAAGAGGGTATGCAGATGTTTGAAAGCGTCGAATTGTCTGATGGCCGCAAGCTTGGAGATCACCCAGAAATTATAAAAATGTTTTCTCGCTTGGCAGAACAGATCGGAGAGGATAACCTAGTAGGTGAACCTACCGAATTGGTGATGACGCCAGATGAGGCGCAGCGTCAACTTAAAGAGGTTATGCGGCAAGACGGGCCGTATTTGGATGCAAAGCATCCAGAGCATGATGCATACGTTGCGGAAGCGCAGCGACTATTTGCATTCATGTCATAGTGGATAACCGAAAGGCCCACGCCGCCAAGCTTGTGTGTCAAGCGGATTATCTGCCCTAAGCAGTAGCAAGGCCCCAATAGGGATAACCGGGCGCAGCAACTTTAACTGTAACAGAGCAAGGAGAGACAAATGTCTTCTCAAATTACCACAGCTTTTGTCAATCAGTTTTCTGCAAACATCCAAATGCTTTCACAGCAAATGGGTTCTCTGCTGCGTAACGCGGTAGATGTGGAAAGCGTGAATGGCGAAAAAGCTTTCTTTGACCAAGTGGGTGCGGCTGCGGCTGTCCTACGAACTTCGCGCCACGCCGATACGCCTATTGTGGACACTCCACATAGCCGCCGGATGGTAACAATGTCTGACTATGAGTACGCTGACTTGATTGATGATCAAGACAAAGTGCGTTTGCTCGTTGATCCGACTTCAACATACAGTCGTGCTGCGGCAGCAGCTATGGGCCGCGCAATGGATGATGTTATCCTTTCTGCTGCTCTTGGCGTATCCCAGACAGGTAAAGACGGTTCAACAACAACATCATTGCCAAACGCCCAAAAGATTGGACACGCATCTGCCGGTTTGACCATTGCTAAGTTGGTTGAAGCTAAAGAGAAACTTGACAGCGGAAACGTCGATCCTTCGATTGCGCGTAATATCGTTGTTTCTCCAAAGCAAATTTCTGACTTGTTGAACAACACAACTGTAACTTCAAGCGACTACAACACTGTCAAAGCTCTAGCGATGGGCGAAATCAACACGTTTGTTGGTTTTAACTTTATCGTTTCAAACCGCTTGAGCATAGATAGTAACTCTGATCGTCGAGTGATTGCGTTTGCAACAGACGGCATCAAGTGCGCCATTGGCAAAGAGCCATCAGCCCGCATTGATGAACGTGCAGACAAATCCTATGCGACTCAGGTGTACTATTGTCAGTCAGTCGGTGCGACGAGGATGGAAGAGTCCAAAGTCGTTGAAATCGCTTGTAACGAATAAGGAGACTGAAAAATGGCTACTGTATATTCCGCACAACGCACCAACTCACGCGCCACACCGGCAGTGATGAACCAAGCCAATGAGCTTAGTGGACGAGTCCGCATAGCTTATGGCACATACGAAGCATCTTCACTGGCGGCTGCTAGTGTAATTGAGATGTTTATTTTACCCGATGGCGCGCGCTTGGTTGAAGGAAACCTGGCATATGACGCGCTTGGTAGTGGCACAACACTGTCTGTTGGCTACGCGGCCCACACAAACGCAGCCGGTACGGCTGTGTCTGCGGCAGCGGCAGCTTACAAGGCAGCGGCTGCGTCAACATCTGCCCAAAAGGTAGACGTTCTTGCAACTATCGCTCTAGGCTCCGGCACAGAGACAGATGCAAACGAGAACGGCGTAGCAATTACCGTGACTAATGCGGGTACGGCGACAGGCTCTATTGAGCTAACTATCATGTATGTGGTAGACTAATAGGAGTGGGGCGGTTCGCCGCCCCCTCTTTTCACATGGAGAGAGCTTATGACCAGTACGGTTGATATTGCAAACTATGCGCTGAATAGCTTGGGTGCTAATAACATTTCAAGCTTTGAGGAAAACAGCAAACCGGCGCGTTTAATCAATCAGAGGTTTGACAGCGTGCGCGACAGTGTGTTTCGGGCGCACCCTTGGAATTGCTTGATCCGCAGGGCCGAGCTTGCCAAAGAGACTGATTCGCCCTCTTTTGGATATTCTAATCAATTCGCATTGCCCACCAGCCCATATTGTTTGCGCGTGCTAGAGTTTAGCAACGGGTCAATGTCTTATCCTCAAGATAATATGAGAAGCAACACAGGTGGCCCTGTTTTTGTTATTGAGGGCCGTAAGCTTTTATGTGACGAAGGTACAGTTAAGATCAAATATGTTGCCAGAGTAACTGACCCGCAAGAGTATGACGCCAATTTAATTGACGCATTGTCTGCGGCGTTAGCATTCGAAATAGGTTATGCAATAACTGGATCAAATGGTGTTAAGCAAATGATGGCGGCTGAATACTCAGACAAGTTAAAGCAAGCAAGATTTGTTGACGCAACCGAAGGCGCGCCGCAACGAATAGAGGCAAGTGACTTTATTGAAGCGAGGTTCTAATGGCGCGATCAGCACCAGCGATTAGCACATTTACCGCAGGGGAAATTTCACCGCGCCTAGAAGGGCGCGCTACGATTGAGAAGTACCTTGAAGGTTTGTCTATTCTAACAAACATGATCGTGCAGCCTCACGGCGGCGTGACGCGCCGACCAGGTACAGAATATCTTGGCGAAGTTAAGAACAGCTCAAATGTCACGCGGCTGATTCCGTTTGAGTTTAAAACCGCAGACACATACGCGCTAGAGTTTGGCAACCAATACATGCGTGTTTTCCGCAATGGTTTGCAAGTTCTTAGCGCCACAAAAACAATATCAGCAATTACAAAAGCTAACCCTGGTGTCCTTACAAGTAATTCTCATGGCTACAGCAACGGCGATGAAGTATATTTAGAAAACTCTGGCGCGATGGCCGAGCTAAAATCTAGAAACTATCTTGTGGCGGGTGCCTCTACAAACACTTTCACGCTGACAGATTTGTATGGCGTGGCAATTAATACTACAAATTTCACAACCTTTAACAACGGCGTAACAACCGCAAAGATTTATGAGGTCGCAACCCCATATACATCTGCTCAGGTTAATGATGTTCGGTTCGCGCAATCTGCGGATGTTATGTATATAGTGCATCCAAGCCACGCTATCCGCACTCTTTCCCGCACTGATCACAATGCTTGGACGTTTGCGACTCCTACTATTAACGAAAACAATACGCCAGTTCTGACTAGCTCTGACAATTACCCTAGCGTTGTTACTTTCTTTGAGCAGCGTTTAGTTTTTGCGGCAACAAACAATAATCCACAGACCTTGTGGTTCTCAAAGAATGCTGACTATTTAAACTTTCACACCGGCACGGGTGACAATGACGCTCTGATCTACACTATTGCTTCAAACAAAGTGAACGCGATCCGATACTTGTCTGCTACTCGAATACTTAACATTGGTACATCTGGCGGCGAGTATGTTCTGACAACCGCAAACGGTGGCCCGATTACACCTACGCAAACAGTGATCCGAAAGTATTCTAACTATGGCTGCATTGACAGCGAGGTTGTCCAAGTTGCTGACGTTACTTTGTTTGCCCAGCGCGGAGCGCGCAAAGTGCGAGAGTTTCGCTATATTGGTGAAGTAGATGTCGCAGGATATGCGGCTCCAGACATTACCATTCTTTCAGAACATTTAACCGAAGGCGGCATCCAAGAGTTTGCCTATCAACAAGAGCCGGAAAGCATTGTTTGGGCGCGCCGCACTGATGGCACTTTGCTTGGTTTGACTTACCGGCGGGAAGAAGAAATTGTTGCTTGGCACAAGCACATCATTGGCGGGTCGTTTGGAAGTGGTCAGGCTGTAGTTGAGAGCATAATTACTTTGCCGACAGACAGCGGTGAGGATGAGCTTTACATGATAGTAAAGCGCACGATCAACAGCGTAACCAAGCGCTATGTTGAAGTTATGAAGACGTTTAATTTTGGTAGCGACACAACGGCTGCGTTTTTTGTAGACAGCGGTTTGGCTTACTCTGGATCTGCTACCTCAACACTTTCTGGCCTCTATCACCTTGAGGGCCAGACCCTATCTATTTTAGCTAACGGAGCCACACACGCGGACGAAACGGTTTCGGGTGGCGGTGTGACGCTAGACTTTTCAGTTACAAGCGGGGCGCTGGGGTTTGGTTACACAAGCGAAATGCAAACAATGCGCCTAGAGTCTGGATCTCAAGACGGCACCTCCCAAGGCAAGCCGAAAAGGATTCACGACATAACCGTGAGGTTCCATGAGACAGTTGGCGCCGAAGTAGGCACAGAAAGCGGAAACGCTGACAGAATATTTTTCCGCGACAGCTCTATGAATATGGATCAAGCTGTGCCATTATTCACTGGAGACAAAGAAATCGAGTTTGACGGCGGTTTCGTTGATGGTGATCGCATTTATGTGCGGCAATCACAGCCACTACCAATGACTGTTCTTGCGCTATATCCACGCATGAACACATTTGATTTGTGAGGTGATTGAGTATGTTTGAAATACTAACACTTGGTGCAACAATACTTGGTGGGCTAAGTGCAAAAAACTCTGCTAATGATGCGGCAGCAGCGGCTAAAAGGGTTGGCAACTTTAATGCTGACCTTATTGAGCGCGACATTGGCTTACTCGAAAAACAGCGCGAGATCATTAATCGCAATGCTGTTTTGCAGGAGCGTGTTGATAGGTTTCGCTTTGCGGAAGCTCAAGGATCGATTGTCACTCAATACAGCGGCGCTGGTATAGATATTTCACATGGCACGCCAATGCGAGTTATGCGTCAGGCCGCGCGTGAGTTTGAGTACGATCAAGCGATTGTTGATTTTAATAATACAGTCACAAACATGCAGATCAACGATCAGCAAGAAAGCTCTAGGCTAAGTGCTGAGTTGTCACGCATGGAAGGCGGATCTCAGGCCGCTGGTCTAAGGGCGCAAGGCACAACCAGCTTAATCCGGAGCTTTGGTCAAGCGGGTCAATTTGCTTCTAACAACAATATGTTCAAATAATTGAGATGTTTATATAATGCAGATACCAGTTTATAAATCGCAATTGCGGCCAACATCCGAAGCGCCCGGCGCTCGGATTACTGCTAGGATGAACGCCCAGCCTTTTGTAAATGCTGCGTTGCAGAAAGGTGCAGTAGGCACAGAAATTATAAACCAAGTTGGTGAATATGCCAACATGCGCTACAAGATGATTGTCGAGACGCAAAAGAACGAAGCTATCTTTTCTGCAAAAGAAGCCTTGATGGGTTTGTCTAGCACGTTGGAGAAAAGCACAGATTTTGCAAATATCTTTGATGGCGAAAACAAATATAACGAAGGCGTAAATGGCGTTTTTAATGAGTTGCGCGCTACTGTTGGCAAAAACAAATATGCGTTGCAGGATTTTGACAACAGCTTTCGGCAAATGGAAATACCTATTAAGTTTCGCTTAAAAGAAGTTGTTGATATAAGGATTGAAAAACGCAGGCAGGCTGCGCTAAAAGCTTTGCGAGATCAACAGGTAGATGTTTTTTCTGACCCTTATCTAGATTACACATCTGATGATTTGATTTTAAGCCAAGCCAACTTGCAAAGCATTCACAACCAAGCTGTTTCTAATGGCGGGATTAACCCTGATCTTATAGGCAATGTAAGCAAAAAAGTTTTAAGCCAGGCATTGAAGAGGGTTATTCCTGCTTATGCGGGTACAGATTTAAATACTGCAATTGGATTAGTAAATGTTTTAGACCAAATCCAACAAGTGAACTCTGGTAAACTTGACGCAAGCAAGATGCAAGTTAGCGGAACAATACCTAACCATGTGATCAACATGCTTCAAGCAGTTCCTGCCGAAGAGGCTGCGGCTGTTGTGCAGGACACACTCAAAATGGCATCATCATATTTTTCTGCTCAAGAAAAAGCAGACGATGAAGAAGAAGAGGAATTAGATAAAATAAATACAAAAGCTTACAACGCTGTTGTTTCTTTAAACCTTAGTGACATGGTAACCCAAGAACAATTAAAGGAGCTTTTGCCTGCAAATGTTTGGACTAACCTTGATGGTCTTTTAAAATTTAAAGACAATTTCTCAGGGCTTGAAGCAAAAAGGATTCTTATAGATAGTCTTAATGGTCAATTTTGGGCAAGCCCATCTCAACAAGAGACAATGCTAAAGTCTAATGAGATTGGCTCAACTTATGCCCCAGCAGGAAAAGGCAATGTTGTAAAATTTAACGAAATGTATGATATGGCAGTGGGTGGAATGCTTACGGTAGAAAATCTTAAAGATTCAAGCGTGTTTATTACATCAATGCAATATAAAGAACTGTCACAGATTATTTTCTCTAGGGACAACGAAAGTTTAAATGTTGGCTCAAGACTTCTTTCAGATCATTTTCGTTATAACGCTGAACAAGCAATAGATAAAAACGACAGGCTTTCTCAAGCATCTAAAACAGCTTTTTATGCAGCAAATTTTGCGCTACGGGATAGGGCTTCTGAGCGGGAGGCGGAAGGAAACCCAATGACTTTATCTGAAATTCGCTTTTTTGCTAAAGAAAAAATTTCTGAATTTGATTCAATTTATCGTGAACAATTGAGGGAAGAGTACGAAACTTTTGTTTTAGACCAATCATCAGACATAATTGGACTTACGGTGGATTTATCAAATCCACTTGAATCGATTGACGCTTGGTATGATTCTCTATCATCTGATGGTCAGCAACAAAACAGATCGTTTAGGAATAGTTTTAAATCTCAAGTTAGAGCTAGATACTCCAACCAAGGACTCTTCTAATGGCAGATTTATTGGGAAATGACGCTGACTATGAGGTTAGCAAATACCTTGAAGCTGAAGTTGCTTTTGAGGCTGGGCAGAACCCAGCTATTGAAAAAGACAAAAAAAGTGTCTTTAATGTTCAAACGGGAACGCACGACATTCTCTTGCCTATGGATTTAGGCGGCTACATTAAGATAGGAGAAGAGGGCGAAGTGGTAGACCCTCCGCAATCAATCTTAATCGAAGGCATGGAGTTTGGCCCCGATACGCCAGAGTTTCAAAGGTATTACCCAGCGCCGCAACCAGAGGTTATGGAAGAGGCGCTGCTGCCAGAAGTTATGGAAACAGTTCCCGATCAGCCTGCAATGCCAGCGACAGAATCTATTATGGAGTCTGACCCAACATTTGTGCCGGCAGAGGCTTTGACCCCCGATCAAATAACAGAGCGGCTATCAAGCGGGGAGCCTCTGGTGGTAATGAGTGATCGTGACCCTACAATTAGGGATTCTGTTGGCGCGCTTATTGAAGCTATGACTGTTTCAAGTTTAACCGAAGGTTTGCGTTCTGAGTTGCTAGAAGCGCAGGGGGTAAGCCCCACTGTCATTGCAGCAGCCGCAGCTATAAGAGCCTCGGCTAAGGACGAAACTGACCCCAGTGTTGAGCAAAGAGCTAGGCAGTTAATAGAGGAAGACGCAAGGCAGCGTAATGCTCAGGTAAACTTTAGGACTATTGACGAAACTATCAGAACAAGAACTGGCGAGTTTAGAGCTTTAGCAAGCGTTTATTCTAATGCAGCGGTTGGAACAGGTGAGACTAACCCTCTACAAGTGGGCGTTGGGGATTTTGCTACTGGCGGAGCTATGGACATTCAAGAAGGTTATAGGATGTTCGGCCAAAACAATGACGGCGGCGCTCCTATCAGCCCCCTTTACTCCACCACAGGCTTAGTCGCTGATGTTGCCTCAACTATGGCTTCGACACTCGGATCTGATGTCAGCTCCAACCGAAGTGCTGGAAGATTAATGGGTCTAGGGCTTATGGCGGCAGGCATTGCTGAAGCCACTGGCGTAGGCAAGCCAATAGCCATTCTTATAAAAAAGGGCCTTAAACTGTTAGAGCCTTCTTTAATAAAGGCAGGCGCAGAGGCCGAGCAGCGCATAGCGCAAGAAGGCTCGACGATGTTTAGCAACCCTGTTGGGCCTATAGTTGATCGTGGGCTTGCTGCGGCTGGTAAGCTGGTTGCGCCAGATTTGCCTGACGCTTCTGACTTGGCTGCTAGGACAGATTCTGCGCGATTGGCCTACGATGCAAGTCCAAACGATACCGCTTTAAAGAAAGAATACTTTGATTTGCGCAAGGAGCGTGATGCTAACCCTATTGCTGAAGTACAGGCTCCCACAGAAAATAAACCTGGCATCATAGCATTTTCAGGCTCTGGCAAAGATTTTGAAAAATTTAGCATTGAGTACATAAACACTGGAGAAGGCGCACAAGCATATGGAAATGGCCTTTATTTCTCTAGTGCGGAAAGCATAGCAAATTTCTATCAGAAAGCTGTTCGGCAGGCCCAAAACCTTAGAGAAGGTTACGATGTTTCCTACAAGGGCAAACTTCTAAAGAACTTTGGCGACACCGCAGAGGCCGAAGCGCAAGGGCAGGAATATGACGCTATTAACAATATAATTGCTAACTTAAACAAAGTTACAACTATAGAAACTAGAGAGCTTCCGCAGCCCGAGTTAATCCAATTGGCTAAAGATAATTTTATAAAAGAAAGAAAGCGGCAAAGAGCGCGTTATGTTGAAGATATTTCAGAGAGAGATGGTAGCGACAGTAAGAACTGGGAAGAGCTATCAAGGCTTATAGTAGAAAGCTTTGATGATGAAATAAAAGTTGTAAAAGGCATAAGCGTAAATGATGTGTCATTTTCTGAAGGCAAAACCTATCAAGTCGATTTGGATGTAACGCAAAACGAATTGCTTGATTATGACAAATCGTTTCAAGAGCAAACTCCTTTTGTGCAAACTGCAATTTTAAAGGCTCTTGAAGAAATAACGATAGACGATGCTGTAAACTTTGGCGCTGAAACTGTTGCAGAAGCTCAGAAACTAATATTGGATAACTTTACAACCGTTAGATTCTTAAACGATTTTTCTGCTGTTCGCGGCTCAAACGATGCCGGTGAAAAGCTGTTAGATAAACATGGCGTTAAAGGCATTAAATATAAAGCCAACAGAGGTTCTGGCAATGCTCCAGAAGACGGCCCAGACAACTATGTTATTTTTGATGACAGAACAATTCAAATCCTTAAAAAGTATGGTATAGTCGGGCCAGTATCCTTGGCGGCAGTTGCCTCTAATGGCGAAAGTAAAGAAGGCGCAGCGAATGGCATTTGATCCAAACCAGGTAGCACAAGACCAAGAGGCCAAGCAACGCATCGCTGCGGTTGGTCAGCCAACTGAGTTTGCCCAAGGACCAGAGCAGGAAGGTGTGCAAGTTGCGGGTGTCGGAAGGCTATTCGATCTGCTAAATAAGCTTGATTCCGGCGTAGTTCCGCCTAAGCCCCCAAGGGTTAAAGCGGCTACAGCAGGCCAAGCAGGGGTGTTAACGCCAGAGCAAATCGCTGAAATCCCAGAAGTGGCTGACTCAAGAGTAGCGCCCAGAATGCCAACGCCGCAAGAATCTGGTTTAGTCGCAGACCCAGGAGCGTTTTCAGAAACGGCAACTAAGCGCGCATTGGCCGGTCAGGTTCTTAGCCCAGAAGGCGTGGCAAAGTTTGAGGCTCAAGGTCTGCAAGCTCCTAAACTTGGCGAAATAGCCCCGACAGATGTAATACAAGACGCGCAGTCTGCTTTGGCGGATGAAGCTGCCGAGGCAGAGTTGTCGGCAATAGACGTTAATGCACAAGCAAAAAAAGCTTTAACTGCGGAAATAAAAGGTTCTAAGTCTGAAACTGCTGCTGCGTCTGAAGAAGTTTCAGACGCAGTTATAGATAGAATTTCTCTTAAAAAGCAGAACCTTCAGTCTTTAAAGGACGGCGGAGATTTCAATTTTGATTACATGGAAACCGAAGATGACGTAAAATCAGTAATTACAGCAATCGGCGATATATACAAAGACGAAACAGTTGCAAGGACTAGGGGCCAAATCACAAATAAGGAAACAATGCGCGCAGCGGCTGCTGTTCTTGGGGATGAAATTGGACTCACTGGAAAGCTCTTGTCTCGCAGGATTGGCGAAGGGGGGCTTTCGGCTGAAGAGTTTGTTGCGTCCAGAGAGCTGTTAGTAAAAAGCGCGACACGATTAGAAGAATTAGCAAAACTAATTTCTTTAAAAAAAGCAACCGCCGCAGACCGGCTAAAGTTTCGCCGACAGCTTGCAATCCACAGCGGCATTCAATTGCAACTCAAGGGCGCTCAGACGGAAGCAGCTCGGGCATTGCAGTCGTTTCAAATACCTGTGAGCGGTGAGATGACTGCTGCCCGTTTTGACGATGAGGCTTTGCGTTTGTTATCTGAAAGCGGCGCGGATGGCGTTACTGACCAATTGGCATTCGCTTTACTAAAATCTGCAAAAGATAACCCCAAAGACCAATTTAAAGCTATAAACGAATTTGCACAAGTTGGCTGGAAAGCAAAAAGCAAACGAATGGTTCACGAAGCATATTTGGCGGGTTTGCTTTCCTCACCGGCCACTCAGGTTAAAAACATAGTTGGCACAAGTTCTTTTATGTTGTTTCAGCTTCCTGCTGAAGCAATGGCGGGGATGTATGGCAGCATTATTAGAGCGGCGCGAAAACCTTTTGGTGAAGCATATTTACCAATTAGCGAAGATCAAGTTTATATGGAGGATGTGCTTTTTAGGTTAAAGGGGTGGTCTGATTCTTTTAGCGATGCAATGAAAGCTGGATCACTTGCGTGGCGCACCGAGATGCCTTCTGGCGCAAGTAAGCTTGATGTTGAGCAATATGCTGCGACTTCCGCATCAAGCAACAGTATGTTCCAAAAGTCATTGGATCAAATCGGCAAGCGTATGCGGATTCCGTTTCGGTTATTGCTTTCGGCTGATGAGTTTACAAAAACAATTTCTCAACGCGGAGAATTTTATACTCAGATTAATAGGCGCTACCAACATTCTTTGCGCAAAGGCATGAGTGAGCAAGAGGCTTTAGATGAAGCTGGAATGCTATTACTTGATCCAAAAGCAGTTGCCGACGAATTGGATTACAAGGCTAGGTATGACACCTTGCAATCTGATCTTGGGATGTTTGGGGAAATCGCTGGGAAAATGCAACGCAATTTGGTGGGTAGGTTTATCATGCCATTTGTAACGGCCCCGACTAATGCCGTGCTGCGCACGGCGGAATATATAGGTTTTGCTCCTAGCAAAGGATGGTCGGATTTATCAGGTAAAAACGGAGTGCGGTCACAACAACTTGCACTAGGCCGATACACGCTCGGCACTTCTGTTTTGTATAAGACATCACAGTACGCAATGGATGGCAAGATAACTGGCTCTATGCCTAGTGACGAATCATCCCGCAACGCCTTGCCACCTGGCTGGCAACCCTACAGTTTTGTTTTAAGGGGCGATGGCTTCCCAGAAGACATGCCACTATATGACACTTTTGGCGTGCCAAACGGCCCTTTGAACTATGTAAGCTTTGCAGGGTTTGAGCCTGTTGGCGGCTTGCTTGCTATTTCGGCAGACACAGCACAACGCATGAACAGAACAAATGACCCCCAGCAGTGGTATAAATATATTTTTCACGCTGGTGTGGCTACAATGGATTATTATTCAGAGATGCCAATGTTGCAAGGCATTACGGATGTGGTTTCTTTTATTGACAGCAAAGATCCCGCGAAGTTTGCCCGTAGCTACGCAGAAAGCGCAACACCAATTGGTGTGCCTAACCCCATGAGTTCTTTAGAGCGCATGTTTATGCGTTTGGCAGATCCTACAAAAGTTAAGCCTAGAGAAGATTTTGATTATTACACTATCGAAGATGTAAAGAAAATCGTTATTGATGAGAATGGCAAAGAAACTTGGGCGTTTTCTTTGGCAGACGGCAAGCCAGATTACTCGGTTGTCGGGCTTCCCAAATCACAAGCAGGCGACAGGACAGACCCAGCTAGTTATTTAAAAGAGTTCTTCCAAGAAATGAACTCTCTTCAAGCTAAGGACAGCTTTGTTCGTCAGACACTAAACGATTTGGGTGCGCCAATATCGGATGAAAGAGATCTTAACGCTGTTCAGTATGACACCCTCGGCAACGTGCGCGGATCTGATGAGTTTAGTTTTGCAGCCAATCCAGGTGCGGCATTGTTTAGCAACATGTCAGGCTTGCGCTTAAAAAGAAGCGAAAATCTTGAGTCATACGAAAAAGAGTTAATTAGATTGCAGGCCGTGACAGGAAAATGGCCTTTGACTAATCCAGAAAAAATGGGCCAAATTAAACTTAGCTACGGAATGCAATCAGATCTAATCAAAATGGCTAAAAACGAAATTGTTATTTCGGGCGCTATGGGGGCTTTAAATTTTAGAGACACAATATATGCCATTACGTCTTCGCCTGCCTATAAGGGCGTGTCGGAGATGGCAAAAGTAAACTTATTAAAAAAGATAAATGGAGTTTTTTTAGATGCGGGTTTCCTAGCGTTGCTTGAAGATCCAGAATATGCAAATATGCGCAAAGCATATGAGCAAGTAAAGCAGCTTAAAGAAAGTGGTAGACAATGACAGTATCAAGCAGCACCAACCGAGCAAGTTACAGCGGCAATGGCACGCTTACGACTTT